TAGTTCAGTCTACACATCTATCTGGAATTAGTCCAGCAGAGCCACCATCTTACAATTTTTATTTTGATGAATTTGGATCAATAATGAGAGAATGTGCTTACTTTAATGTTAAATTTGATAAAGCATATCCAGCATTATATTCAAGAATATCTCCAACCTTTAATCAAATTAAGGGATATACTGTTTCAGGATTTGTACCAGATGCTTATGGAGCAGAGTTTTTAATTTTTAATGCTACTGATACGGCTTTGTCTTTGGATGAAACATCTGGAAACTATTTAAGAATTCAGGGAGTTGCCTTTACTCAATCAACTAACAACACATTAACTGTAGATGATTACTACAAAGAAAATTCAAATAATATTAAAACACAATACTTGGATGATGCAACTATACAATCAAATGTAGTTTCAAAAAATAAATATGATAAATTAAAAAATAGTAAATCAAAGTATGGAACAAAAGAATTTACTATTGATGTTCCCTACGTGCAATCACGTGATGAAGCAGAGTCTTTGCTTGGCTGGATTGTTGACAAAACAATAGATCCTAAGAGTGCAATTAGCCTAGATATTTTTGCTACACCAATAATTCAATTAGGAGATTTGATAAGTATATATTATAAAGATTTAAATGACGAAAGTGTTATAGCAGCAGAAGATAAAAGGTTTGTTGTATATAATATTACATATTCAAGATCTTCAGTTGGACCAACAATGAAGATATTCTGTTATGAGGTTTCAGATGAGTGACGCAACCCCTAATACACCACAGGTAATTTATGATTCTAAAAATAATTCATTAGTTAAAGTTGCAGATCCACAATATATAATTGTTGGAGATCAAGAAGTATCAATAGACATAATGTCTAACATTATATTTGAAGAAATTGGTAGTCAAGAAATTATTAATATTGATAGAAATGATACTGTTTTTGGATCTACTCTGCTGCATGAAGGAATTCAAAATAATAACAAAATCTTACAAAACTATAACTCATATACTATGGCTCCTGTGTCTGGAACCTCTTATGAGTATTTTAAAAACTTTACAATTGATTTAGGTAAAAAAGTACCTAATGTTGGTAATGGACCAAATGGAGAAAACATATACATAGATGCTTCTAATGAAAGTTTAGTTATAGAATTAGTAAACATAGAAAGTGATGAACAGATAGAAATAAATATCTTAATTTCAGGAACTGGGTATTATGATACAATATAACTTAGGAGATTTCAATGATTACCGATAAAGGCAAAAGCATAATGTCTAAATATTTGCTTGGACAAATTCCCTCTTATGGTTCTTACATAGCAGTTGGATGTGGAGCACGACCATTAGAACCATACGTAAGTGGTACATTACCAGACTACTCATCTAAAACTGAATTAGATTTTGAGATGTTAAGGGTTCCAGTTTCATCAAAGGGCATAGTAAATGAAGACGGTATATCAAAAATTGTTCTTACTGCAGAATTACCAACAGAAGAAAGATATGAAATAACAGAGGTTGGCCTTTACTCTGCAGGATTTAATCCTATAACTGGATCATCAAATAGCAAATCTTTGCTATCCTTTACTCAGTTTGAAAATTGGAAAGTTAATGGTTCTACTACACTAAACTTTGTTGCAGAGCCACTAGACGATCCTTTGATTTTAAATATAATAAAAGATTTTTTTACTATAAACAGTCAATCCATAGAGTTAGATATTTTTCAAACAAACGCTGACAACCCTATATTTTTAAATGACTCTAGATATCTTAGAAATGAAAGATCAAGATTTTTAAACAACATGGTTGTTATGAGAGGAGACTCTTCAACTTTTACTGGGTCAGCAGGATCTCTTGTTGGAGCGGGTAACTTTATTCAATTGTCTGGTACATCAATGGACTTATCTAAATATTCTACATCTGATGAACTTAGGTTAGCATTTAGTGTATTAAATAAAGATGGAAATGATGCAGATATTGACACTTCAAAAATTGCAGTAAGAATTTTAGTAGAGTTTTTGGCTTCAACTGTTCCTAGTGCTTATGCAAGAATGGAAGCAAGGGTTGATCATGTTAATGATGACTCTGCTTCTGATTTTGATGTAAACAGATATTTTGTTGTAAATAAAGAACTTAAGGATATAAACATAACTCAGGGTTTTCCTTGGAAATCTGTTGATACAATTAAGGTTTATGCTCAAGTTCTTACTGGTGCATCAACTGCTAATACTGTAGATGATTCTTATTATGTAGCAATAGATGCTTTGAGAATAGAAAGCAAAAATAATTTAAATCCAGCATACGGACTAACTGGATATTCAGTAATAAGAAATGCTGATTCTTTACCTATAATTAAAAGTCCTAATACTAGCAACTACATAGAGTTTAGATTTAGTGTGGATGTTGAGTAATGGTTGATAGCAATATTAAAAAAATAACAATTCTTAAAAAAGATCTTCCTGATTATATAGGAGATAACGATAGTTTGTCTTATCAAATAAGATACAGGGTTGTTTCAGAAGATAAAAACAGAACCTCACACTGGTCACCAATTTATAAAGTTGGAGAAACTAGTACCTTTGAAGAAGTTGGTTTTGACATTGAAGATATTGCAGGAACGAGTATTCCTCATAATGTTATTATAAACGATGTAGCACATCTTGCAGGAATTTCTTGGACTATGCCAGCACTTTTAATAACTAATCCAACCAATGAAGAAAAAATATTACAAGAAAAGCAAGCGTCAATAAAAAACTTTGATATTTATGTTCAATGGAAAACAGGTGGAACATATGGAAATTGGACATGGGTTGGAGTTTCGCAGGGTACTCAATACTCTATGACATATCCATCTACAGGGCCAACACATATGAAGTTTAGAGTACAAAAGATTACACAAGTTAAACAGGCTTTTGATGCTGCTACATATCTAATTAGTAGTGAACAAACCCTTTAATGGTATAATGGAATAACTATGGCTAGAATACCTCTCCCAAATCGTGGTCAACCACTTGATGTTGCCTATATGTATCAAATAGCAGATACTTTAAATACATTGTCTACTCAAGTTTCCCCTTCACTTAATAAATATTTAACAATAGATACTATATCTTCTGGAAAACAAGATGTGAAATCATCTGAAATGAGAATGGTTGGTGGATATGTAGAGGTTGCAAATAATAGTACAGTTAGTGCTGGAAACGAACTTCCATTTTCTTTAAGTTATTCTGGATTTAAGTATGCCCCAATTGTTACTGCTACCCCAATAAATATTGATGGTACTTCTGCTGGATCTGACATTTCTGTAGTGTTAAAAAATGTTACAGTGTCAAAAGTGGATGGAGTTGTAAAGTTTAAAACAAGTGGCAATGTTTCTATTGGTATCAATATAATTGCACTTGGAATTCCTAATTAATGTTACAGTGTAAAAAATGTAAGGGAAGAATGTTTCTTGACAGACTTTATAGTTCACGTCTTCATCTAGAATTATATTGCATGTCTTGTGGGACAAGAGAGTTTATGAACCCACCACAGAGCGTCATAGGAGGATCATGGCTGTTAGAAAAGGAAATCTTGAGAGCGAAGCATACAATCTCGCCCCTGTAATACCTGGCAATAAAAAGGTTTGGTTTTTAAACGGTGATTTAGTAAGGATTCATCATTTTAATAAATCTAATGGAATTATGTCTGTATATAATATTAATAAAGATAGAATTGAAAGTTGTTTAATTTCTGATTTTAAAAATAAAAGAGAACGTGCATATACAGTTAGAGAAACGGCTGAACTAGTAAATAGACATAAAAAATATATGCCATCTTTAATGAGACGAGGGATTATACCATTCCCTACTGGATCACAAAAAGGCGGGGCACGAGGATGGCAAGTAAGATCATATTATTCAGAATCACAAGTAAAAGACATACGTGATATACTTGCTTCGTACCATATAGGTAGACCAAGGAAAGATAATTTAATTACAAATGATATTACTCCTAGTACGCAAGAGTTGACTAGAAGAATGGGTGATGGTATACTTAAATATACGAAGACAGAAGACGGTAGATTTATTCCAATTTGGAACGAATCGATTAACTAGCAATAAGGAGTGGGTATGCAAGAAAACGATAATACCAAGGTTTCTATTACTCTTGGTTATACATTAAATCTAGGTAATTTTCAATCACTAAGATTAGATCTTGGTGTGGTAGATTCTAAGAAAGACGGAGAAACTACTAGCGAAGCATTTGAAAGAGTTTATGGTTTTGTTGAAAGTAAACTTACTGAAAAAATTAACGAAGCAAAAGCAGAAATAATCGATTAGTGGCTGAACGCAAAGACCGAATGGCTTTGCTAGGAACATACGCTAAACACCATAAGGTTAAGTATGGGCAACAGCCATCAATAAATAAATGGACAGAGCAGTGGTCTGCTGATGCTCTTATAGAATCATACGGTTTAGGTACATGCTATGATTTGCTTGAATATTATTTCAAGGTAGCACAAAGTCCTAGTTGGAACTATTTTTCATACAATGCTGAAAAAATTTGGAATGCTAAAATAGATAAAGAAAAAGATAACTTTGAAAGATTAGAAAGACGAAAAAAAGCAAAGGAGTGGTTAAGTGAATAATGTTGAAGCAAAAGTAATTTCTGCAGTATTACAAGACAAGCAATTACATGTTCTGCTTCAAAACAATGTTGACAATCTATTAAAAACCCATAATGATATTTGGAACTTTATTAGAATATACTTTGAACAAAACTCCTCAGTTCCACCAGTATCCCTTGTTGTAGAAAAATTTAGAGACTTTAAGCCAGTAGAAAATGTAGGATCAACAAAACATCATTTAGAAGAATTACAAATTGAATATTTAAACGATAGTCTTAAAGATATATTAAGATCTGCTGCATCTGATGTTTCAGATAACAAAGGTACAGAAGCCTTAAATAATCTTATTACAAAAACTTCAGAATTAAAAAAGAACACTTCTGCAATACGTGATATTGATGTCACTGACTTACAGTCTGCTATTGCATATTTTGAAAATCTTAAAAAACAACAAGAACTTGGTTTGGTAGGAATTACCACTGGGCTTCCAGGGTTTGATAACTACTTACCGTCAGGAATCATGCCAGGGCAACTGGGAGTGTTTCTTGCATACCCAGGTATAGGTAAGTCTTGGTTAGCCCTTTATTTTGCCGTACAGGCCTGGAAACAAGGCAAATCTCCACTGATCATATCTTTAGAAATGGGTGAAGCAGAAGTCAGAAATCGTGTCTACACGATCATGGGAGAAGGACTTTGGTCACACAGAAAATTAAGCAAGGGTGAGATTGAACTTGACATGTTTAACAAGTGGCATGCAAATAAAATTTCAGGGAAACCAGAATTTCATATTATCTCAAATGACAATGGTGGAGAGATTAATCCATCAGTACTTCGTGGAAAGATAGATCAGTATAAACCAGACTTTGTTATTGTTGATTATTTACAACTTATGAGTCCAAACCAAAGGTCTGACAACGAAACGGTACGAATGAAAAACCTTTCAAGAGAACTTAAACTTATGGCTATTGGTGAAGAGATTCCTATTATTGCAATATCTTCTGCAACTCCAGACGATGTAAACGATTTGAGCAGTGTCCCAACATTGGGTCAAACTGCATGGTCTAGACAGATTGCATATGATGCTGATTGGGTAATGGCACTTGGTCGTGCATCCAATAGTGACATTATCGAATGTGCTTTCAGAAAGAATAGAAATGGATTTATGGGTGAGTTCCTTGTTCAGGTAGACTTTGATAAAGGGTATTACAGATACAAAGATTATGAAGATAAGCAGTTATAATAGTATGTGGACAATTATCATCATAAACCTATCAAGAACTTTAACCTTAGTGGAACCATACACGATGATTCAGCCATTGAAAGGCTTAAATCTGAATATGTAAAACTGCTAGTATCAGAGATGAGGCTATCTGGTTATGTGCCAAAATTTGACATAGAACCTGACTTTACGATAGACTATAATCTAAAGACAAAAAGTTTTGAGTTTGAAATAACAATATACGGAATATATGTAGGAAAGAGAAAGAGTGAATGGATAGACGGAATAAGTCAGGCAACACCAATATATACACGAAAGAACAAATCGAAAGAGTCATTGAAGGATCAGGTTTAAACATTGAGTCACAAGTAGGCTCTGAATTTATTGTATTTTGTCCGTTTCATAATAATCATAGAACTCCAGCAGGCGAAGTTAACATGAACACTGGAATGTTTTTTTGTTTCTCTTGTAATAAAATAGCAGATTTAATTGAGTTTGTAATGCATATTACAGGTAGAACATATTTTGAATCCGTGAGATTTATTAAAGACAAAGAACAGAATATGGATATTGAAAAACAGATTAATAAAAAGTTATCTGTTAAACCAGATTTTGTTCAGTTTGACGAGTTAATAATTAAAAGATTAAATAATCAGGCTTTAGAGTCTTTAAGGGCAATAGAATATTATGCTAAAAGAAAAGTAACTCAAGAATCAATAGTTAAGTTTAATTTAGGTTATTCTGAAAAACAAGATATGGTAACAATACCAGTTCACTCACCAGACGGAATGATGATAGGTTTTGTTGGAAGATCTATTGATGGAAAAGAATTTAAAAATACTCCAGGTATGCCAAAATCTAAAACATTATTTAATCTTAATAGAGTTAAGGCTGCTAATAAAGTTTATGTGGTAGAATCTTCTTTTGATGTTATAAGATTAGATCAAGTTGGATTTCCAGCAGTTGCAACACTTGGGGCAACAATATCTAGTCAACAGGTAGAGTTGCTTAAAAAATATTTTAATGATATTATTGTTATTGCAGACAATGATGAAGCAGGAAGTAACATGAAAGACAGGCTTATGGAAAAACTTGGCTCTCGTGTTGGTGTAATAAAGTTAGAAAAGCAGTACAAAGATATTGGCGACATGGAT